CGGTTTTTTAATTCCGCTTGCAAAAAGATACCTTCAATGAAGTAATTTTTCTTGCCTTCCTTTTCTTCCGTTAAAAATTTAACGTCTGTAAGTTCTTCAGCTATCAGTCTCATCTTTTGGTTCCTCTATGGTTTCAGGTTCCTCTGTGGGTGTTTCTGTTTCAGCAGTAGGTTGTTCTACTTCATTTGGATCTGGATCTGAAGGAAGTCTGACACCAGAGGTATCAACATCCGTCACTTCAGCATCACCAACTCCATCAATAGATTTCTCTATCTCATCAGCAGAATCTTGAGCAGTATCATCTAACTCAAAACCCATCGCTTTTGCAAATTCAACTTTTCTTGCTTGAATAGCATCATATGTAGAAGCACCCAAAGCATCATTAATTGAATCAACTGCGGCTGCTTTATCATCGCCAAAAACTTGTTGGACGATTTGTTTAGCAATATCACTAGGCATAATATGTTCCCACTGTAGTATTATTTAGTAAGTTTAGAATTCTCCCCGCTTTTGATCCGCAGGATCAATTGTGGATTGATTAGGTGCTACCTCCTGTGCAGGGGCACCACCAACAGCAGCAGGATCAATTCCCGCTTCCATTGCTGCCAATTCTTCAGGACTTTGTATGATTCCTGCTTCAGTTTCCTCTTCTATCTGCTCATCAATTTCAATGATTTCTTGGTCAGTCTGCTTCAGAACTTGACGACGCATGTATTCAACAGAGAAATATTTACCAACATAAGGATCCATAACATTAACTTGATTCATACGCTCGTTGCGAATTTCAATTTCTTTCAGTTCAGTAAAGTAATTATCAGCAACATAATCGAATTGAATATGGGTCTTCATCTCATCCCATTCTTCAAGGCTTATAATACCCTTAAGAACGATTTGAGCTTTCAGAAGATCCATAAAGAGTTCTGAAAATCTCTTACGCAGACGTGCAATAAATTTCTGGAACTTAACCTCATCACGAGTAATCTCTGCAGCACGACCAACATTAAAAGTCGTTTCTGTTTCTAAACGTGAACCAGGTACGTTAAGTGCTTTGTATAATTTCTTCTGGAAATATTTTACATCCTCAAGTTCTCCAAGGTTTTGTCCACCTGGAAGTGTAGAAATTTCTGTACCTCTACCACCTTCTCTACGTGGTAACCAGAAGTCCTCAAGCATAGACATGAACTTCTTATCATCCTTTATCTCACCAGTGTTTGCGTCATAGACCATTTTATTTCTATAACGACTCATCACTTCACGGAGATACTGCTCCGCTTTATTCTTAGGTAGATTACCTACATCAATATAGAAAATTCTTCTTTCTGGTGCTCTTGATAAACGGTAGATAACAAGAGAGTCTTCAATCATTCGCAGTTGGTTAACTGCTTTAATTGCTTTATGTAAATGACTCAACGTCATATTCTTATTCAGATCTTGAATACCTGAATGACAATATGTAATAGAATCAACAGTAATTTTCATACCTTGATTCGTAGAGTTCTTCAAACCTTTAGGGTTATACAAGAAGTACTCTGCTGATTTTTGTGTTAGTTGAGTATTAAGATCTACCCCACGCAATTGCTCTGGACGCTTATTCTCATACTCAGTTACCTTGCGAATCTTACGAGGATCGATGTAACGAAGTTCAAGAAGACCGTCTTTAGGTTTTTTAGGGTCAATTACTTTGTGATAAAAAAGTCTTCCGTCAACATACCATCTACGGAAGATTTCATACGCACGATTTTCAAAATCAAGGAGACGGAGAACTTCATCAAACTCCTCTCTCATTAATTTTTTAATTTTATCCGACACCTTCAGGTTGGAAAGTTCCAACTCAACTGGTACATCATCAAAGTTTCCACAAATTGTTTCGTTAACTATATCATCAACTGCACTATCACACTCAGGATTCATTACCATCTCCCTATATCGGGTGATGAGTTCATAATCATTGCGGATAGATCCGTCAAAATCAACAGAATAACCATAGTATCCGCCACCCACTATAGGTTGCGAACCATCCATGTTATCTTTTTGAACAAAAGAAGGCCCCTTGGGGACCTTCTTCGCTCTTTCAAGACTATATCCGAAGAGCTGATTTGCCATTATATTCTAGATTAAATTGGTCCTGATCTATTTATCAGTCATTCGAAGTAGGTGTTAGAGGAGTCCAGTATTGTGTCTGGAGTTCAACTGTGAATTCTTCAATCGCATCATTGTTTCCGTAATCTAAATCAATTGCGGCGATGTTACTTGGGAACACGTTATAGAACTTATAAGACTTGAGTACCTTAGGCTTCTCACCATCTTTAACATCACGTGCTAACTGATGAACACTCATATCAGCAAAGTAACCAGTGCTATCATCAGCGTCACCAAGACCTGCAGCAGATGTAAAGTTCTCGTTATATGCTTGAATGGCAGCTGCCCAAAGTTCAAATGCATTACGAAGAGCAAAGTTGCTGTCGTTCTGTACAGTGATTGTCCAAGGTTCGAAGGTTCTGTCTCCTGCGATCTTTAAAACACGACCTCTAAAAGGAACTTCAATAACTCCGATTTGAGAGGATGGTAGATTCGCAGCACGAACAGTAAACTTTCCAAGATTTACAAGACTTGCATTATTAATAATTCCTGAAGGGAACGCAAGGTCTACCTGAAATAAATTAGGACGAGCAAAGTCTGAAGCGACGTTTGCTTTAAAATCGTCAATAGTACCTCTTTTTGCCATGGGTTTTAGATGATTTCTCTTTCAGTAATATTTAGAATAATTTATATTTTCAGACAAAAAAAGGAGACCCATTGCGGGTCTCCCAATATTCTGGTTCTCTTGGATCATCTTTAGGATCCCAGTAGAAGAATTTCATCTGGGATAACCTACAGTGTTTAAGAGGTTTTATTTTCATTAACTTGCTACTTCTGTAAATGCAACACCACTTCTGGTTGCTGTAAATGTAAGAGTGATGTAGTTAATTGTACGTGTTGGTTTCACGAAGATTTCTGCGTAGAACTCACCACGATCAACTGCTTCAGCAGGGTTATTGTCATCATCACACTTGACTAGGAAGTCAGTTACACCACGACGACCTTGAACTTCACGCATGTAAGGTTCAACAATGTTGAGGAACAATGAACGCTGTGCGGAATCATTTTGCTCAAAGAGTTGTGACTTAGCAGCACCACTGATAACACGCTCGATTGTAAGGAACAAACGACGAACGTTGATTCTATCAAATGCAGATGAGAATCCTTGTGCGGTCTTATCGCCAAACAAGACTACACCTTGACCTGGGAAGGAAACGATAGGATTAATGCGAGCACCATACAAGCGATCACGTTGAGTCTTGTTAGGAGTATATGCAAGTTTGATTGCATTTCTCAAGATACCACGTTGGAAACCAGCAGGTGAGAACCAAGGTTCTGAAACTTCAGTAGTCTGCAAGCAAAGACCAGCAACGTCACCGTTAGCAGGAACGTAGCGATAAACATCATTATACTTATCGTAGATATACTTGTAACCAGAATCAAATACTGCGTAACTTGATGATGGTAGTAGATCAAAGAAACCAATGATGTTATTGGTAATTGTATTTGCGTTACTTAAACCAATAATATTACCACGACGAGGAGATACAAATAACATGCAATCTCTACGCTCTTCAACAATGTTTGTTAGAGCAGTGATCTTAGCGAGTGCTTCAGCATCTGTAGCACCAGAAGGACCAGTCAAGATATAATCGATTGTCTGTGACTCAGGATCTTCAAGTAGTTCATATGCAGTAGTAACATCAGTATTACTTACATTATAAACACCACCAGAAGTAGAATAGTCAGCACCATCAGAAAGTCTATAGTAGAATGTTGCGTTATTCTTAGAACCTAGAGTTGTGCGACCTGCAGGATAATCAGTAGAACCAGCAGCAGAACGTAGAAGGTTAAACTGTCTAGCAGAAGCAGCAAGACCCCAAGTACCATCTGAACCAGTTGAAGTTGCGTTGAATACTGATGTCTCGTGCTCACCCCAGTAAACATACTCGGAACGTGCCTTCAAAACATTAACGTAGTAGTTAGTTTCACCAACAGATGTCTTAGCATCTGATGCTTTAGAAACACCTACGAAACGCTCAAGCAAAGCACCAGTTGTACCAGTGATCTTACCATCAATGTCAACAACAACGATATGAAGTTCATCACGGAATCCACCTACTTCTGAAGCAAACTTAGAAGTTTCAGGACGAGGAGCAACACTTACCCACTTTACACCAGGAAGATACTCACGCTCATCATATTCTGTACGAACAGAACTTACAGCAGCAGAGTTACTGTTAGTATCAGCAACTGAATCAGCAGCAGCAAAATTAATACTGTCCTTATTAAGACCAATATACAAACGACGCTCAATTGTAGTATCAACAGCAGCAGTGTTTGTTCCCTGAGTGATTACTTGGTTATCACTAATAATACCAGTAACACCACCAGAAGGAAGACCGATTTCTAGTTTCTTATTAGCAGGATCCCATGAAAGGACATTTACTGATTCGTCAGAACCACCGATACTAATTGTAGTAGCAACACCAGGAGTGAAATCACCAACAACAGTGTCTACAGTAAGAACGATACTATACTTGAAGACTTTACCAGCAGCACCAGAAGATGCGGTTACTGCTTCATCAGCGACATATTCCCATTCGTTACCAGAACCAGGTGCAGGTACAACAGCAATCTGATCAGCACCAGCGTCTGTTACAAATATACCGATGGAGTTACCTTTAGTACCAGGAGTTTTTGCTGCCCAAGTCCAGTTATTGTTTGCAGTCTCGAAGTTAGTTTCGTAGTCTTGAAAATTCTTGATTAGAGGTGCAGTTCCAGTATCAACAGCATTCTTCAATGCAGATGAAGTTACACGAACTGTCTTAAGGATACCACCATATGAGAGAAACTGAGATGCAGTATACCAATACTCATAGTTGTTATCGTTTGGTTTTCCGAATACATCTGAGAGTTGTCTTTCGTTGGAAATATCTGTAATTTCTTCAACTGGACCTTGTTCAAATGGTGCCGCAATTACGCCAATATTTGCGGTGGATAGCGTGGTAATAGTGGTCAGGTCTCTCTCCTGAACGACTACACCTGGCGATGATTGATTAGCTGCCATGTTTATATACTCCTAGGAAATGATGTCAACATCGGTTGTCTAAGATTATTTATATTTTTGAAACGTTACCTAAACTCCCACATGTAGGACTTATCTCCGTATTCCGCAATTTCCCATCTCTCTCCTTGGGCATCTATAATATGATCATCTTCCAATCCGTCTGACATAAATCCAAACGGTGCCATGTCCTGTTCAATATTTTCTCTTTGATCATCATAAATGCGTTGCCTCACATCATTGTCATGCATCTCTTTAAAGTATTCTTGCATCGCCATCCATGAGAAAATAACTAAGCACATTGCTAGGTCATCATTACATCCGTCTTCTGCGGCAAAAGATTGTCCCTTTACAATAAAGGTAGTCAATTCTGAAATCGTATCATAATCTTTGATTATTAATTTATCTTCTTCCAATAATGCTTTAAGGTTAGAACAACCAACTGCTTTGACAGCAGTACTCATCTTTACACCAAGTTGTGTTTTCTTACCTGAGAATCCCTGTCCTAATTGTTGACCTGCCCTTCCTCTCATAGCAACTTGCAGTAAATTTTCATACTCAAGATCGAATTGAATAATATCTGCAACCTGACCACCAATATCATTTACCTCACATAAGACATACGCATTATTATAATTCCTTGCTACATCAACAATAATATTAGG